GACGGGGCAGCCCAGTCGGGAGTGACCAGAACAACCGGGGGTTTCGGTCTGCCAACCTAAGCCCCGCCGCCTCGAATCATATCCGCGAGCGTCATACAAATCCATGAGACGCCACCAAACGACCGATTGGAAAGGTGGCCATGCGTCGAATTTCCCCGGTTTTCAGCGCGGAAACCGGGTTTCACCAGGTTATACCAGGTTAAACGGGTTATCCTCGCACCATCCACGCGATTAACAGCCCCAAATTACCATAACCGAGACTTAGCGTAACGCAACGCGCATTGGGGCCGAACCGGACCTAACTTGACAACCGCCGATTCAGAACGGTAGCGGGTTATCCACAGTTTTGTATCAGGAATGAGATGCCCGGAGGTCGGCCCAGCCTCTACACGCCAGAACTCGCGCAACGCATCTGCGACCGACTCAGCGCGGGCGAACTCGCGATCGAGATCGTGGAAGAGCCTGGAATGCCCTCGATCGGGACCATTCACCGATGGCAGGGAGAGCGTCCGGAGTTTCGTGAACTCTATGTGCGCGCGCGCGAAATGCAAGCGCAAGCGTGCGCTGAACGGGCTGTGATTTCCGGGCGTAGGGCGACAGCCGAGGACGCTGGCGCGGCTCGCGTTCGTTTCGATGCCGATCGATGGATGGCGGCGAAGCTTGACCCAAAGAACTACGGCGAGCGCGTTGATCACAACATCGCAGGCGATCTCAACATCCACCGCGTGCTGTCCGAGGCGCCGCTGACCATCGAGGAATGGACGGAAGCGAACGTCGAGACACCCGATGCCACTTGATGGCACGACCGCCCCCGCTCGCGTCGTATGGGCGCCGCAGCCCGGCCAGCAACACAAGCTCGTTACCTGCCCCTACATGGAGATCCTGTTCGGCGGCGCGCGTGGTGGCGGCAAGACCGATGGCGTGCTCGGCAAATGGGCGGTGAAAGCGCAACGCTACGGCGTCGGCTTCAATGGCGTTTTCTTTCGCCACGAGATGCCGCAGGCGGACGATCTCATAGAGCGCGCCAAGGAAATCTACATCCCGCTCGGCGCTGAATGGCGTGAGCAGCCGCGACAGTTTCGTATGCCCGGCGGTGGCCGCGTGCGCTTTCGCCCGTTGGAAAACGTCGTTGACGCATCGAAATATCAGGGTCAAAATTTAACGGACTGCGCGGTCGAGGAAGCGGGCAATTTCGCCGACCCGAAGCCCATCGACATGCTGTTTGGCGCGCTGCGTTCAAAGGGTGGCGTTCCCGTGCAACTGATCCTCACCGCTAATCCAGGCGGCGTCGGCCAGCAATGGATCAAGCACCGCTACATCGACCCCGCGCCGCGTGGCATGACGCCACTGGTCCGCAAACTGCCGAACGGCGCGGAACATCGTTACATTTACATACCGTCACGCATTCAGGACAACCGCATCCTGTTGCAGAACGATCCGACCTATATCAACCGGCTGCATCTCGTGGGTTCGCCGGAACTGGTGCGCGCCTGGCTCGAAGGTGACTGGAACGTCATCGCTGGCGCGTTCTTTCCCGAGTTTTCCGCTGTTCGTCACATCATGGCGCCGCGCACGTTGCCAGAACATTGGGCGCGGTTTCGTTCGTTCGATTGGGGCAGCGCGCGCCCCTTCGCCTGCCATTGGTGGGCGGTATCGGATGGCTCGATCCCGGACATCGCGCGTGGCTGCCTCGTCTGTTACCGCGAATGGTACGGCATGAAGCCGAACGAGCCGAACGTGGGCCTACGCATGACCGCTGAACAAGTGGCCGAGGGCATTCGTGACCGCGAGCGTGACGACCCGAAGCCAGCCAGCGGCATGATGGTGGGTGTCGCCGATCCCGCGATATTCGCCGAGGACGGCGGCCCGTCGATCGCGGCACGTATGACGCAGGCGGCGCGCGTGGTGTTTCGTCCCGCCGACAACAAGCGCGTCCCGCAGCGTGGCGCGATGGGTGGCTGGGATCAATTACGGTCGCGGCTTGTTGGTGACGCTGACGGCAAGCCGATGATCACGTTTTTTTCGACCGCGATCCACGCCATTCGTACGTTGCCAACGTTGCAGCATGACGCGAACAGGGCTGAAGATGTAGACACGGACAGCGAAGATCATTGCGCTGATGAGATTCGTTACGCTTGCATGAGTCGTCCTTTTGTCCGTGACGCGGAACGACAAAAACCCCGCGACAGTTGGGACGCGGCGTTCAACCGCGACGCGGAAGAGTTGCGCGACTGGAGGGTGACGTGACCTCGACCAGCCCGCTGCCGGAAAACCTCGCGCGGCTGCACGCGCAGGGCGTGATAACCGGTCTCCGAATGGCGGCGGCCTGGGTGGACGACAGCAGGCGCACGATGCAACCCGACAGCGTTGAAGCACGATGGGCGGCCGGGGCGGCGGCGTTCATCCGCCAACTCGCCGACGAAACGCGATTGGAGGGCGACGGGCGATGACCGACTATCGCACACTCAGCGGCGCGGCGTTCCAACGCGAAGTCGGCGACGACCCGGACAAGTGGGCCGACGCGGCGATGATCGCGGCCGAAGACCTTGGCTACAAGATCGATCGCGACTGGCTGCGGGATTTGCTCGCCGACGCCATGGAGACCGCGCGCAAACACTCAATACGCAACGTCATCGAGGGAGACGGCACATGATCCGCCTGCTAATCCTGGCCGCCCTCATGTCGCCCTCGGCGGCGTGGGCGCAGGCCCTCACCTACGCCGACCGTTCCGGCACGATCACCGTCGGTGGCGCCGCCCAGGTGGTCCTACCGGCGTGGACGGGCCGGCACGGGTGCGTCATCCAGAACCAGTCGGCGGGCAGTCTGTGGGTGTCCGAGACGGCGACAGCGGTCGCGGCCTCACCGTCGATCCTGATCCCGGCCGGGCAACAGTTCTTGTGCATGTCGCCGGCGTCCGGCCAGGCATACAGCATCATTGGCGCGACCACGGCGCAGGCGTTCGCGGCGCGTGAATGGTAGTCAGTCGGCGCTCATTGCTGTTGACGGGAGCCGCCATTCCAACGGCGGCATACGGCCAATGTGTCGTCAACGCGCCAGCCGTGGATGCGTGCCTCGGCGGGGTGCGGAACGCCGGGCCGGCGGGAGCGACGCTCGATCTCAACTTCATGTTCCCCGGCAGCATGCCCCCCGGCGTCACCTTCACCCGCGCCTCGACCGCGACATACACCGACGCATCCGGCGTGATCCAGACGGCGGCGGTCAATCAGCCGCGATGGGATTACGCGGGCGGATCGTTACGCGGGCTGCTGATCGAGGAGGCACGGACGAACCTGTTCCTCAACAGCGCGACGCTATCAACGCAGTCCGTCGCCGTCACGGCGCAGGCATATACGCTGTCGTTCTATGGCACTGGCACCGTAACGAAGAGCGGCGCGGCGACGGGCGCGCTGGTCGGAACGGGCGCGGGCCAGCGCGTCACGCAGACATTCACGCCGACGGCCGGGACGCTCACATGCACGGTCACGGGATCGGTGACGAACGCGCAGATCGAGGCCGGGTCGTTCGTGACGAGTTGGATACCGAGTGCGGGCGCGACGGCGACGCGGGCGGCTGATGTCGCTGTCATCCCGACGAGCGCGTGGTTCAGCGCGACGGCCGGAACGATAATGAGCGAGGCGCTGTCGTTCAATTCGTCGGCGGCCGGAGCGTTCAACACGACATTTTCACTGAATGACGGAGGAGCCTCCAACCGGATCGAGGGCGTGCGTAATTCGGATGCGACGAACCTGTTTTCCGAATACATGATCGTCGCCAACTCGTATGTCGCTACCGCCGGCATAGGCACGGTCGTCGTCGGCACGCCATACAAAGCGGCGATGAACTACGCCGCCGGCAGCCAGCGCGGGACGCTCAATGGCGCGGCGGTAACATCGCTCGGCACGTCGGCGGCGCTGTCTCCGGTCACGCAGCTGACCATCGGCAGCGTCGTGAACGCCCAGTTTCTCAACGGCTACATCCGTCGCGTTCAATATTGGCCGCGTGTGTTGTCCGACGCTGAAATGCGGCAGGTGACGACGTGAGCGGCCACCCCGGTTATCCGTGGACCGAGGGCGACGCGCTGTTCGCTGACAAATTAAACGAGGCCATAGCCAACGGCGGCGGCGGCGCCACGGCGGCCGACATCAAGATATTCTTCGCCAATCTGCCGACCTCCGATGCCGGTCTGAATCCGGGCGATATGTTCTGGAACGGAGGCTTCCTGTGCAGAAAGGGGTAATCCTGGCGACCATCGCCCTGCTGTCCTCGCCGTTCGCGCACGCGCAGACGCCGATGGTGCCGACGATGAACGGCATCATCCTCGACGCCGGAGCACAGAGTGCTGGTTCCCTCACCACGACGCACCAGCCATTTCGTCTCGATGTGGGGCCGATCACCGGAGCCTGGGCGCCCGGCGGCGCCTCGACGTTGAACCGGATCACGGTGAGCGGCGACACCGCGCGCGGCGACGGCTGGAATGACGCGGTGGGCGCGCTGGAACTCTCCTACGACTGGGGTGGCCTGGGTGGCGCGGCGGCCGGGTCGGGTGGCCGTTACGCTTTGCGTGCTTACACCAGCACCCACAAACTGCTCAACAAGGGCGTGGCTGGTGTCAGTTTCCCTTATATCGTGACAGGAGAGTTTAAGAGCACTGTCCATGAGAACGCGGGCGGCAACAGTAAGGCCGATCCCTGGGGCGGGCAGTATGTCCTCAACACCGTCGCGACGTTGGCTCCCGGCGCCACGGCCCTGAGCATCAACACCACGGGCGAGTTCGATCTTAGTTCGTTTTATGGCTCATCGGCGGCGGATCAGAGCGGCGGTGTGTTTGTTCAACTGGCGATCGACTGGGGCGACATCGGCTATAACGACGGGCGCACCGGGCGCAATCTCCTTTCGTTCAATCAGGCCCTGCCAGGCGTAGACACAACGTCACCCGCCTCGACGACGGCGACGGCGGGCAGGCAGCTGCCGGCGCAGGACTTCGGGTTTATCTACGACACGGCGCTGTTCGGCCCCGATTCCAGACTGTTCGGATTTCGGCTCCCGGTCAGCCAGAACACGAACTCCTGTGCGTCCTGCGGCGCGAGCGGCGCGGCGGTCCCGGCGGCGATCAGGAAACCGCCGCAGATGGGGTGGGGCCTGGATCTTCGTAAATTCAACATGACCAACCAGCCGTTCGCCTCAACGGGATTTCAGGTCCAGGCAAACGGCGAGGTGGATGTGGGCGTCGGCAAGATCATCCCAACCGACGGCGCCGCCGGGGTGCTGGGCACTGGCGTGACCATTGACGTGACGGGCAGTTATGTCAGCGCCGCCGCGCAGTCTGGCACCTGGGGACCAAAACAGGTTGGCGAGCAGATGTCCGATAGTTTCGGCGGCGGTGGCATCTACGAGGTCAAGACAACGGATAACTCGGTCAGCCCTGGCATCGGCAACGTAACCGCCTGGACGATCATCCGCCCCAGCCACGTATCGGGCGCGCCGCCATGCACGACATCATGCACGGTGGAGGGCGCGGGCGCCCCGGCGCTCATAAACCTGACGTGGACGAAACCGAATCGGCTTGATCTGAATCCAACGGGTCAGTCCACGTTTATCGCTCCGTTCCTG